TTACAGGGTGGCCAGCGGGATACAAATACGGCAAGGGACTACCTATCACTGGAAGCGCAGGAACTCCAGACGATTTCAAGGTCTATGTAAATCTGTTCAGGGGTGAGCCGACTGTTCAGGAAGGAACATGGTCTGTAAACGGAAAGACGGCGAATGCCAAAGTTGACTTCGTGATACATACTCACGAGGCTTTAGCTGCTGCCTATGCTCTGCCAATCAAAATAGATACATCGAGTTTATGTAATGGTGGTTACTTCGCTGGCTCTGGTGCTGGTAATGGTTCTACAGTAGAGTTTGCCGAAACGAACGGTAATAACTCTATGTATTATTGGCTGCAAACCTATACCGATAGCCCTGGATTTCCTTCAGGAATAAGTAAATACTGGCTTCTGCTGCCAGCAGGTCTGAGCGCCGATACAGACTATACCTTCTCTTATTTCTTTGACCCAGATTGGAATACGCAATCTTCTAATTTCTCACCAGATAATGTATTTGCTTACTTTGAACCATTCACTACCTCTGTGTCTAATCTGACCCAGTTCTTAGGTAACTATACGGATTGGTCGGCTGACCCTATTGGTACAACTCCTGCTGTTTCTGTAGCCTCGTCAATTCTTACTGTAGATTCTGATATAACGGGTACTGAAGGCATAGCCACTACCACTGATTTCACGATAACCGATTTTCGTTTTCTTGCCATGATTACAGGTTATTCATTCATAGGCAGTTCCGCAGGAATGACTGATAACAATAATTTTTCCGCAGGAAGTAAGACCTATGCCTTAATGTCTTCTGGAATAGATATAGATGATTCCCTTTGCCCAACTTATCAGTGGGCATTTAATAATAATGATGTGGGGAAAACTGTCAAAATCTCTGCATTTGGTGCAACGCCTTTTGTAATTGAGATAAATAAGTTCGATACGATGTACAGATATGCGGTATCAAGAGATTATTGGTGGGAGCCAGATGTATATTGCAGACGGGGGAGTTGTGATGATTTATTTGAAACTCTTTGGGCCCCAGCGAATGTTCCCACTCAAGATGAACCACATAAGATATTTGTGGGAACAGCGACAACTGATTATGGTCTTATTTCTATAGACTGGATTGCTGTAGCTACCGAGATTGAATCCCCTCCTTATGTAGTATTCCCTGATATAACATATCCCAAACTTGGAACGATGTTTCTGAATGACCGCTGTTTTCATTGGGGAGATATAGATGCTGGCAATAACACGTACTACGATATAATCTTTGCGGACAACGAAGGCGCACCTCTCTACTGGTGGCCTGACCCATTGACTCAGTTGACAAAACAGCCAGGATACTCCCTGCAGGTAGTAGTAAGGACAACCGAGAACCTTAACTACAATAGGTACATACAAGTCTTTTACGGTAATTTTGAACTCGATACTATCACGGAATATCAATCTGGGAGTGAAGTGTTCCAAGATAGCAGTAACTCTTTTGATGATTATTCTTCTGTAAGTAATTGGACTTCAGTGACAGGTTCATGGGTGCAAGATGAGGTAGGCGACCCGCTACTTAAAGCTGGTACTGTTGGCAATACAGGGTCATATAGAGCAGGATTGTGGGCAAGGCAGAACAGCATCGTGCCGTGGGAAGATGGCTATATGATGCTGTTCACCCAACCACTTTGGGAAGCTGTCGCAGCGAGTTGGCCGAATCCATATCGTGCATTCAAGAGTTTCGGAACATCGTTAATTGAGGAGTTTCAACCTAGCGAATTAGCCTACACTATCGGAAATAGGGAGCATCTATTCCCAGGTGACTGGGTAGACCAGATATGGAAAGAGGGAACAAGGGTTTATATAAATGGCGTGAGTACCCCTGGAGGTACACAGGCTAACTACGGCATGGACTTGCTATACACAGATGATTTTGAAACATACACCAGAAACCCATATAGTCCATTTCTGCTAGACCACAATACTTTTAGCCATTACGTAGTGCCATACAATGGTGTTTACTATGCTTTTTCTGCCGCTGGCGGGCTTTTGGAGTGCGACCATACTTCGTTAGCTCCTGAGAACTGGACTACGGCTGGATTCACAGCAGATGCGACTATAGCTAATTTCGGGTCTTATTTCGAGGACTTCCGTATTGAATATGATGGTTCTCAGTATTGGTATCTGTTTTGCGTAGGTTCAGGGCCTCTGTTTCAGATATCATACTCTAAGATGGATGGCGACTTATACGCATTCCCAGGTGCGGGGCATTGGAGCAGTCTTGTTAATGTTAGCTTATCTGATTTGCCACCTTGGGCTAGTTCAGCGTTGATGAGAACTCCAGAAGTTTATCCTGCTGAAACAGGATGGTATATGACGGTAGCTACTACCTCTATAACAGATGTACCACAGACACCTGTTGCTCGATGGATTCCTGACTGGATACTTACATTAAAATCGGCGACACTCGATGGAACGTGGATACCTGCGAACCTTGACAATAAATATAAGCAGAATACCACAAGTGCAGGATTCTATAAGAGTTACCTGAATAACAAGACTTTTACGAACGCTGAGATAATTGCCGAAGTGTTTCCTGGGGCAGACGCAGGAGACTCGAATGCTGGCATAATCTTCAGGTACTCCTCAGCCGCAGATACAGGATATTATGCAGACTTGTACTACAATTCGGGTGCTCCTCAATGCAGGTTATTTAAGTTTACTGGCTCAAGCCTAACGTCTTTGGCTACGGCTGTAAGTATCCCTAACTATCCTGCCCCACAGCTTCAAATAGGATTTCCTGCTAGGCTGAGGGTACAATGCGATGGCAATAATTTCAAGGTATGGTATTCTCTCTGGGGTGATAATTGGGTACTGGCATTTAATGTCACAGATGCAACTTATACCACCTCACCGTGGAAGGCGGGGTTGGCTACAAAAGATTCCAATGGCTGTTTCAATAACTGGAGGGTCAGAGAATGGCTGACTGTTGAGCCAGTAGTAGGAGAAGCTACCGAAGCCGAATACAGTTTTAGCATAGTTACCCTAGCTGCCACCAGCATACTCAGTCATAACGCTACTTTGAATGGTCAGGCAACAGGTACGAGTGGAGCGAAGCACGTAGCTTTTGTCTGGGATATCGTGGGCTACGCAAATCCAGAGAATACACCCTATAATGAGACTGATTACACTTACTATGGGTTATGTGATGAGGAGGATTTAGTCAAGGATGAAACCTTTGACCACGTGGCTACTGACTTAGTGGCTGGTGGTTTGATATATTTCAGAGCTTCTGGGAACGCCTCAGACGGCGAGTGGGTATATGGCGAGGAGTTGAGTTTCTATTTGCCTGATATCTCCAATACACCTTCGTCTTGGGTCTTGGGGATAGTGGAGTTCTCTACTGTATATTGGGGCAAAGGTGCTGAACCTAGTCCGTGGGTATTGGAAGGTGATGACTGTCTAGGGAATACGACTAATCTTAGTTTATTTACACTGGACGCTATTACGGTTATGGTAACGGATTTTGTGAACGGCGCAACTGCCAATGTCGTTGCTACTGCGCCAGCCAAAGACGAAGTGAGGCTGACTTTGTTCAAGGAGGGTGATGATTATGATGAAGGACTGGTGCTAGGCAATACAGCACAGGATTGGGTTACAATGGTCATACATGATGAGTCTACATTGTGGGAAGCGAAATTAGAGATAGGTAGTTCACTCAGCGCAGGGGTCTATGTTGCTAGTATGGTATTTGGAACTGACCCTGTAGGCGGTTACGAAGAAGTAACGATTACGTTCACTGTTCTGGGAGTTCACAGGCGCAATGTGTCTACGTCAGGCGGGGGAATGATTTATTAAAATGATTGACGAATTTGGATATGCTGTAATAACTATTCTTGATGAGTTTGGCTTTTCTGTAATTGACCATCTCAACGAGAACGGTTATGCCGTACCAAATGTAGTCTATGATGAGACAGGCTTAACTGTAACTATCGTTGCCGCGCATGGCGTGGCCGACCAAGCTACCCTCAAGGACACTGGCTTGATTCAAACAGTGGTAGCTGCACAGGGTATCGCGGAGCAGAGGATAGTTGCCGAAACCGCCAAGACCCAAACGATATTAGTAGCGCAGGCAATCACTACCCAAGCAACATGGCTTGATACCGAGAAGGTTCAAGAAGTTGTAGTAGCGCAGGGGATAATGGCCCTGTGTAGCTTTACCGACCTCGCCAAGCTCCAAATAGTGTTAGCCGAACAAGGACTTACCACACTTCGAACCATTAACGAACTTGGCAAGGTGATCGCAATCCGCGTTGACCAAGAGCGTAGCGACCTGCTCGTTTTCTCAGAAACTCAAAAGCTGCAGATTCTACTCTCGATTCAGGGAGTTCTGGATGGACTAACATTTCTCGATACCGCAAAGCTGCAGGTTCTACTGGTCGACCAAACCGAGTCAGACCTATGTATATTCCTTGATACGGCAAAGCTCCAGGTGATTCTCGCTGCCCAAGGTAAGACTGACCAGCTCTCGGCGATTAACGAGATAGGACTCACGCAGGTTATCGTTGTTGAACACGACCTGATAGCTTGGCGCTTCTGGCCTCTTGACGCACAGGAGCAGGTCATTCTGGCCGCAGATGGTGAGACTGATAATCAAATCATGCTCGCCACAATGCAGCTTATCTTAGTTAGATGCGCCCAGTGGAACTATGACCAGCTAATAATGGTCGAGGCCGCAGAGGAAACAATCATCGTCGAACAAGGTATGCCAGTAGCAGGCTATCTTATCAACGAGACAGAACACGAGATTGTGATTCTGGTTGTCGACGGTGAAGCAGACACCAAGGCATATACGGAGTTTGCATTACTCCAAGTTCTCTTGGCTGAACACGCGGTCGCCACGGTTATCATTCGCGTAGATACTCCGGAACAAGTAATCAAAGTTGAAGTTGCGGAAGTCGACCTTGCGACGTTCTTGGGTCTTGAAACGCTTCAAGTAATTCTCGCCGTTCAAGGTGAGAGTGACACATGGATTATCTGGTACCCGGCCATCGACGAAACAGGCAAGGAGCAGGTCATTCTGGCTACCGCAGGCGCAAGCGATATAGCCATAATGATTGACCAGCTCTACAGTTATGACTTGCAAGATTATCCAGGTCGGCTCCAGACCGTTCTTGTTATGCAAGGGCTCTTAGTCGACGAAGCCTACAAGATGGAGACTGGTCTTTTACAAGTCCTGTTTGCGATACAAACCGAAGCCGACCGTCAGGACATGGTAGATTCTGGCAAGGACATTATCATTGTCGCCGAGCAGGGTTTGACTACTCTCATAACTCGAAAAGAACTCGACCAATTAGAAATAATCCTTGCCGTTCAGGGAATCTCGCAGGTCGCGGTCTGGCCGGAGCTGGGCAAGGTCGTTGAGATAAGAGCCCTGCAGATAAACTCCGACCTTGTGACTTTCCTCGATACCGAGAAGCCAATTACAATAGTTACGGTTCACGATATTGCGGCAGGTATGCTCCGCATTGATACCGAATTGCTGCAGGTCATTCTTGCGTTGAACGACATCGCATATCAAGTCACTTATCTGGAGCCCACGGCTGCGATACCAATAGTTGTGGTCAGCGAACAATCGAGCGTGGGGATATTCCTCGATACCATGAAGCTGCAAATAGTTCTGGTCGAACAGGGAGCCTCCGATCTGCTCATGGCAGGCGGGGAAGAAGTCGCGCTCATCGTTATTACTGTATCGCAGGGAACCCTAGATATGCAGACGGCGAATGAGCGTGATAAGGTTCAGGAGGTCTTAGTCGCTCACGGAGAATCCGACCTGCAACCTATGGTAGAGTTGGGCAAGCTCGAAATAATCCTCACTATTCAAGCGGAAGTTGACAATGCTATTTGGCTTGATACGGAACGATTACAGGTCATTCTTGCCGAGCAAGACATAACGGCTGATATTTCTCGTATCGAGACAGGCCTACTGCAAATCATCCTGGCTGTAGATGGTGAGGCAGAGAATCGTATCTTGGCAGAGCTTGGGGCAGTAGTCACACTCCTTGCCACACTCGGCACTACAGATTTGGCAATCTTCCTCGATACGGAGAGATTGCAAATCATTGATGTTATACAATTAGTCGCTGACGTCTTTATGGCCGGTGGCGAGGAGATAGCACTTATCATAATTAACGTCGCCAATGGTGTTTTGAGTTCACTTACAGCTAACGAACTGGATAAGATTCAGGAAGTGATAGTTACGCAAACCGAGGCCGATCTGCATACTGCAGCAGAATTAGGTAAACTTCAAACCATAGTCGTTGACCATGCCGAGATAGATAACGCGACTTGGCTGGAAGCTCCACATCTTCAGGTAGTGCTGGGCGAGAATGGTATCCTGACTCCCTATGCCGTGTTCAGTGATACAGGCAAGCTCCAGACGATTTTAGCAGTACAGGGCGAGTCAGATGCCGCAACCTTCTTGGGTGCTGATGGCCAGATTATCATTGTGGTTCAAGGGAATGCTGACCTTGGCACATTCCTCGAAACAGGACAGCTCGTTTTAATCATAGTCAACCAAACCATCACGATAGTCTATACCCCAGCCACTCCGGTCGAGATGCTGGAGCAGGTTATCCTTGCGGCGCAGGGGATAACCGATACCGCGATATTGAACGACCTTGCGAAACTCCAAATCCTATTCGGTTTACACTCACTCGATGGTACACTCATTAAGATTCAAGACCCCTTGATTCAGGTCATACTCGCTGAGAATGGTATGGCGTTCGAGTACATAATTGGAGAGTATAAGGGGCAGATAATACTTGTGCAGGTCGGACAGGTCGCCTTCAATCAAACCATGATGGCAGACATCGGCAGGCTCCAGATAATAAAAGCCGTAATAGGAATTACAGGCGAACTGGGGCAACTCCGCAGGACGGTCCGGTGGTGGAGCAAGACGATAGAAACCCTGCTCAAAGAACATACGATTGCGACATGGAAGAAGGAACACGAGATTCAGGTGCGGAGAGCTAATCGCATCTAGGAGGTTGTATGCAGGAGCTACGATTCAATAAAGGCGACTTTGGATATAAGCGCAGGGTGATTGTGACCAATGATGATGATGTGGTTATCGACCTCTCTGCAGTAGGATTAACCTTCAACTTCGTGGTTTGGGATGAATATGCTCCCGGTACAATCCTTTGGACTGTTGGGGTCGACCTTGTCTCTGGTATTGCAGGAGAAGTCGACCTTGACATAGTTGCCGGAGATTTCAATGTGGCTGGGACCTATATCGGCAAAGTCAAAATCTATGAGGGCGTAATTAGTAAGGAAGGCTCGAAAACGGTACAGGTCGTTGTGGAGGAAAGCGCATGACAGCATCTAATACAGATTTGGTACGGCTTCTGATAAGTGATAACACAGAGAGCACCCGGCACTTCTCCGATGGCCAGATACAGGCATTCTTAACCATGGAGGGTGACATTGTTCTGCTGGCTGCAGCTCGAGCGCTGGAGTCGTGGGCAGCAAATCTGACAGAGGGCATAGAATCAGAGAAGATAGGCGATTACGGCTTTACGAAGAAAGCGGCGTCAAACAAGTTGACCCTGGCGACCCAGTATCGAGAGAGTTACCGGCAGAGTTTAGCGGATGCAGCGGCTGCGGCTAACATCGCGCCGGCGCTGGGCTGGGCTACTATGGACTTGGTAAATAATACAGATAATCAATATGCTGTGTGATGCGTGAGGTAAGAGATGGGATTCAATGACTTACTGGTATCAACCTGCACTGTAAGGCAATATAGTTCGATTTCTGCCGATGCCTACGGCCAGCCAGTAAAGACATACCACGACCACCTGATAGGGCAACTCTGCAGGCTCTCAGGGGCGCAGGCACGAGAGTTTAAGGTAGGCGCCGAAGTGGTAATTGCTGACGCCAAACTGTTCATCGGTGATGTGGACATATCGGAACGTGACCAGGTAATAGTTGACGGCGCAACCTATGAAGTGCTGGCGGTTATTCCCATTAAGGCTGGGACCATCGAGAACCACCATAAGGAATGTTATCTGAGGATTGTGAGATAGTGAAGATTAGATTCGATTTCGCAACCAACATAAGGATTGACGCTGTTGATAAAGCGGTCAAAGCAGCGGCAGAGGCGACGATGGTAGATGTCATCGTAGATATACACCACGACACCATATCGGGTTCACCCTGGCTGACTGGCAATAATGCGAGGTCTATAGCATCTGAGGTACAGGGTTTGCAAGGACAGGTATTCTCTACATCAGGGTACGGCGGCTTCCTGGAAACTGGTCATTTCACCAAGTCGGGGAGTTTTGTCGCGGCAAGACCATATTTTAAGCCAGCCCTGGATTTGAATTTTACTCCTGAGAAAGTAAGTGAGCTCATTAAAAAGTATCTGGGGGCTTGACGTTAACCTCTGCTTAATGGTAAAATATAGACATGAGCAGGGTAGACTTAGAACAGTTGGCGAAGGAGATAAGCCAGTTAGAGCGCCATCAGGAACTTTTCAAGGTGCTCAAAAAGGAATTGTCTTCATTGGGCTACTGGAAGAACAGGCAGCGAGGCGACCCTGCTAAAGGTTATCGAGAAAGGGGGCGCAAAAGTGCCTGAGATTGGCGAGGTAAGACGAGGTAGGGAAATCGGAAAGAGTATAAGTCAGCGAAATGAGGCTTTTATATGGCACGCCTGCTTAGATTGTGGCAAGGAAGGATGGATTGGGGCAAGGATGGGGGAGTCAATAAGTCAACGATGTAAACTTTGCGCTGACAAAGATCGAGGATTAAAGAGTAGGCGTGAAAACAATCCTCAATGGCGAGGTGGTATCAGACATAGGGGAGATGGATATATATCAATAAGCCTTACTCCTGATGATCCCTATTATGCAATGACCCACAAAAGAGACCATTATGTGTATGGACATCGGCTCATAATGGCGAAATTCTTGGGTAGATGCCTTGAATCTACAGAACTTGTCCATCACAGGAATGGAGACAAAACAGACAATCGTATAGAAAATCTGGAATTGATTAGTTCTCGCAGTAAGCACATGTCGGAACACATTGAGGGATTTATCAGTGGCTACCAAAAGGGACTTGCGGATGGTTATGAGAAGGGTTACAAGGATGCGATGGATCAATTTGCCAATAAATCTGAAATTACTGAAATGGCAGAAATCTCGATAGGGATAAAATAATGGCAATCGCAGATGTGAATAGCATTCTTCGTGCTTATTTGGTGACTTGTGGGGCATTGACTAGCCTAATAGGCGGTGCTACGCCAAGGATATATTGCCCAAGATTGCCAGAGGGTTGCTTGCTTCCTGCTGTCGGTTTTTTTGTGCGAGGGGGTAGGTCTAGTTCCTACATTGCTGGAATAATATCGCCCAGCTTCCAAATAGATTCATGGGCGATTACGCCTCTTGTAGCTCGCCAAGTATATCGTGCCCTCTACGATAATTTGCAGGGGCTTGAACGGACGGCGGTAGTAGTAGGCGGCAATACGTATTACATCCTTGGAGCAAGCGAAGAGGTTCAGGGCATGGACCTGCAGGACGCCGAGATCCCGAATTATTACAGGTGCCTGACATTTTTTTCGGTGATGATACGAGCCGAATAGTAATATATCAGTAATATATTATTAATAGTAATATACCGAATAGGAGGGGAGAGTATGAGATAACTTAAAATAGACAATTAAATAACCCAGGCGAAAGCTGCTCGAAAGGGCGGCTTTTTAATTGGCAAAAAACATAAAGGAGGAAACAGATATGGCAGACCAGACAATGACAGTGGTGGTCGCAAGCAAGGCCGGACTACTGGATATGGCGGCTCATGCCAGTGCTTTAGCCGGTAACGCGGCAGGGACTGACAAATTCCTAGTTCCCAACGATGGCAAGACGGTGCTTTTCATTCAGGCAGTAACAGGTGACACCTGGACAGTTACCGCCGTAGCTTGCTCTCATGGGCGCACAGAGACCCTTACAAACGTAGTAGCGGCAGGGAAGCAAGCAATGCTCGGTCCCTGGAATCCTGAAATGTTCAACAATGCAAGCGGACAGGTAGCCCTCGATCCTACAGTAGGCAATGCTGGCGACAAATTGCTGGCTGTTCGAGTGGGCTAGAAAAATAAAACTGTAATGGAGGCGTAAAAATGGGCACAGTTGCAAACGTATTAGTGGGAGTGGCCACACTCGAAATCCGCTATCCTATCGGCGGAAGTTACGTCAATGTGGGCTACACAGAAGACGGGGTTCAAATAAGCTATGAGCCGTCCTTTGCCTTCATCGAGGTAGAGGAAGAAGTCAATCCGCTGAAGGCCATGATAACCAAAGAGACTATCGAAATCACGGCCAACCTTGCGGAGTCTACCCTGTTCAACATGGACAAGGCGATGGCTGGCTCGGTATTGGCTGGCTCGGTTGTGAGTGTCGGTGCCGGGGTACTCAAAGAAATGAGTATCCGCGTTGTGGGCAAGAACCCCGCAGGGTTCAACAGGACGATAGAGTTCTACAAGTGCATCGCCTCTGGCCGAGTAGGCATGTCCTACAAGCGCGACGAAAAGACGGTCGTTCCAGTAACATTCACCGCGCTAAAAGAGACAGGCCAGAACGTAATGACCCTGACAGATTCCACTTCGTAAAGGGGGACGTATGGTAGAGAGAAGTGAAGAAGATAAACTTCTCAGAGCACCAATCAAGGTGGTTCTCGGCGGCGAGGAATACGATATAGACCCCCTTCCCATAGGGGAATCGAGGAAGTGGCGAACTAAGCTGGTCAAAGTTCTGTCGAAGTTGCCGGAATATGCCCAGCAGTCAAAGGTCAATACCGATTCACCCGATGAATTTGCAAAGGCCATTAACAATATGCTCGTGGTTATGGCGGACGATGTAGCCGACCTATTCTTCGGCTATGCTATGAAGCTAGACCGCGAGCATATTGAGGCCATCGCGACTGATGCGGAGTTGGGCAAAGCCTTCGGGGAGGTAGTGACTTTTGCCATAAGCCCTTTCGCAAAAAGCCTGACCGCGAGCCTGTCGAAACTCTCACAATAGGAGAAGCCTTTGAATTCCTGTTGGCTGAATGGGGATTAGCGCCGGACTATATAGCTTCTAACTGGACTGATGAGTTGCTTGACTTGATGATCGCGAAGCTCGTTGTCCGCAAAAACAAACTCGTAGAAGCGGTCAAAGGCGGCAATCCGAACCAAGCTGTCTCCGACATAGAACTATTCAGACAGATGGGCGATAACGTGAAGTGGGAGCATAAATAATGGCTGGAATAAATATTGGCGACGCGATGCTCCGCGTGGGCATAGATTTATCAGATTTTGACAGCGGTATGCAGAAACTCAATGCCGACCTGAAAAGGCTGCAAGAGCAATCAAAAAGTACTGCACTGGCAGCAGCCGAAATGACCAAAGTGGGCGTTGCTATAACTGGAATCGGCGCTGGCATAACTGCGTTCTTGGGGTTAGCCGTTAAGGGTGCAGCCGATGAAGAAGCCATGCTCATTCGCCTATCCTCAATTCTGAGTAATGTCGGGGTGAGCTTCGAGCAGGTAAAAAAGCCGCTTGACGACTTTATGATGGCGACAGAGAAGGCAAGTTCAGTCAGCCATGATAAGCTCTACGAAGCCCTGATTCAACTTGTCAACATCACCGGAGACTATGAAAAGTCCCTGAAGCTCCTCCCTCTTGCGCTTGACCTGGCTGCTGCAAAGGGAATCGACCTTGCAACGGCCTCCATGCTGGTAGGAAAGGTGGCGCAGGGCAATACTACGATGCTGGCTCGCTATGGCATCATCCTTAAAGAAGGAGCCAGCGCGAGCGAAGCCCTCGCTGCAATACAGGCAAGGGTCGGGGGGACCGCCGAAAAGTACGGCAAGAGTACAGCCGGGGCGATGGCTCAGATCAAGAACTCAATAGATACGGTTATGGAATCTATCGGCTCTGTGCTTCTGCCGATAGTAAAAACTCTCGCCGATGCTTTGAGTACGCTCATCTCTTGGTTCAATAAAATCCCGAGTCCAGTCAAGACGATGGGCGTTGTACTGGCTGTTCTGGCTGGAGCTTTAGCTTTGGTAATTGGCACATCTCTCGTGATGATTGGCCAGTGGCCAAAGCTCATCCAATTATGGACAGGGTTTAAGGCTATCGTGATGAGTTCCACAGTCCAGCTTATCCTGCATAAAGTCGCTCTCGTAGCCCTTACGATTGCTGGTACGGCCTTGCGTGGAGTCCTAACAGTTCTTACCGCAGCTCAATGGCTTTTGAATGTAGCGATGAACGCTAACCCCATCGGTCTGATAATCACGGCGATTGGATTGCTTATCACTGTCGGACTTGTACTCTGGAGACATTGGGATAAGATAACCAGCTTCTTCGTAAAGTCATTCAAGATTATTGGCGATGGCGTGAGTTGGCTCATGCGGATTCTCACTGGAGCCAGCGCACCTGTGAAGGAATTAACTGATGCCGAGAAAGAAGCGGCAGCAGCGACTAAGGCACTAGCAGACCAGACCAAGGCTCTCGCGGAAGCGCAGGCTCTTAATGCTCTGCAGCAAGAGACATTAGGCAAAGACATCTCAGCCAATGCAGACCAGCAGGAAGCCTTGAATAAGCAAATTGCGGACGCGCAAGACCTATACTCTAATACACAGAAGAACGCTGCGGGTTACAAAGAGGAGATTGCCAATCTCAACGGTGTCTTGAAGGGTTTGAATAAAGCCTCGAAAGATGCCGAGACTGAATTAAAAAGATTGGAGAAGGCCTATAGTGACGCCGAGAAGAAAGTCAGCGATTGCGAGAAGGCCATTGATTCGGCTAATCGCAGGCTGAGTGAGTTATCCAGTCCTCGGCTCGAAGGGATGCAGGCATACGAGGACCAGATATTCGACATTGACCAGCAGCTTATGAAATTGGAGCTGGAGAAGTCTAAGGTTGGCGAGCTTTACTTTACTGGCCAAGACGAGATAGACCGCCTCGAAAAGCTACGCCGTGAATTAGAGCTCACGCGAGATATTGAGTTTGCTCCCCAGCTATACAAGCTAAAGGAAGGCGTCGAGACAGTTCAGGGACTCAATGTAGAAACGATGTTCGGTCCCGCATGGGATGAGATACAGACAATAGGGATAAGCCTTGCGCCGGGTGGGGTTTTGTTTGAAGGCTTGAAAACGGCCAATACTGAACTCGCTACGGCCACAACTAACCTCGATGCTCAGAAAGTAGTGGTCAATAATTATGCTACTGCAATCGGGCTTGTGCAAGGCCAACTCGATATTATAAACGATAAGGTCGCCGATGTTCTCGAAACTCAGAGTGACGGAATCCTGGTTCTGGAGAACAGCCTGTTCGTTGCAAAGACTACAGCCAATGACCTTGAAACTGCGTTGGGTCGGGTAAAAACCGCAGCGGAAGAAGCAGCAAGGGCGATAGCGAATACTCCCAACGTACCACCTCCAACTTCTCCTACTGAGGTTCCAGGTTATGGGGCATATGTTACCCCTGCCCAGCACGGCGCTATTGCCATGAAGCCCACCGTCCTACTTGTGGGGGAGAAAGCTCCCGAAGCCGTCTTGCCCCTTGATAAACTGGCAAGTCTGCTTAAGGGCGCCGCTGCCAGTAAGGTTGTCGAGGTATTATTCCCATTCGAGAAACTGGCAGCTCTGTTGAGGGATGAACGTTCAACTAAATTACCTGACATCGTGTTCCCTCTGGCTGATATGGCAGCCCGGCTGAGTGATGCACAAGCTCCTTTTATTCAGGAAGTCCGACTTGCGCTCGATAAACTCGCTGGTATATTGAGTGGGCAGCAGGAACCCAAAGTACCAGAGCCTTTTCCGCTGGATGAACTCTCTGCATTATTAAAAGACCAGCAGACTCCTATTATAGCCGAGGTCAAGGAAGCCCTTGACGGCGTGGCTGGTCTCCTGAGGTCGCAGGAACCGCCTGTAATCCCTGCTCCCGTCTTTCCTGTTGACGAGCTGGCGGCTCTGATAACGAATCAGAAAGTTCCTGAAGCTCCGCCGGTGGAGTTTCCTCTGGACAAACTGGCAACCATTTTAAGCGATACCCAGACTCCAATAGTCGGAGAACTTCGTTTTGCTCTCGATAAACTGGCTAACCTGATAGCAGAAAAGCCGCCAATTGTTCCCCAATCCCCATTCCCTCTTACGGAATTGGCAGGATTGCTCGGTCAAGGGCAAGCGCCGATAGTCCGCGAGGTCCGTCAGGCTTTCGATACGTTGGCCTCCTTGTTCAAAGAACGGCAGACTCCAATTATCCCCGAAGTCGTATTTCCTTTTGACAAACTGGCTGCTCTGCTCGTGCCAATGAACCAGACGGCTCCAGCGCAAGCTATTTCGATTAACGTCAATGTCGCCGAGTTGGTGGTCAGAGAAGAAGCCGACATTCACAAGGTCGGCCAAGCAATCGTTGACACGATCTATTTGCGCCAGGGCATAAGAACATGACCATAATCTCAAAAGTTACCGATGTCCCTATCATCATGCAGAAGCGAAGCCTGAAGCTGCATGATGCTATAGGCATGAGAAGCACGGCTGAGTTCGTGGTGTATGATGCGCCTGGGACGGCCAACTATGTCAAAGGCCAGAAGGTCACGGTTTACGATAATACCAATCTGGTCTTTGGAGGCTTTGTTGATACCCCAGACCCGATTACCCGAATCCCTCATTCGACCGTTCTTTTGCACACCCTTAAATGTGTGGACTGGCATTATCTTGCCGACAAAAGATTAGCTGCAGAATCTTACCTGAGCCAAACCGCAGGCTACATAGTCCAAGACCTCGTGACGAAGTACCTGACGGACGAAGGTATCACTGTGGGCTCTATTCAGGCAGGTTCAACTATTCTGGAGACGGTGATAAACTATGCGCAGGTCAGCAAGGCGTTCGATGCTCTGGCCGAGAAGTCTGGTTATATCTGGTACATCGACAGGAACAAGGCGCTCTGGTTTATTCCCCCCACCACGACCTCAGCCCCTTTTGCCGTTTCCGCACTCGATATTATCAAAGGCAGTTGCCATTTGAGCAAGAAGAATCCGCAATATCGAAACAGGCAATATATCCGCGCAGGCCGCGATACTACATCTTCGCAGGTAGAAACTCGAACAGGCGATGGCATAATCAAAGCGTGGCCGATGAGCTTCCCCCTCAACCAAGTCCCGACCTGCAAAATAAATACTGTGGTCAAGACGGTAGGAATTAAGGGTATAGATACAGGCAAAGATTTCTACTGGAACAAAGGTGATGCGGTTATATCGGCTGCAGTAGCCCCTTCAGTCGGAGCCGCGCTGGAGTTCACATACTTCGGAGAGTACGACATTCTGGCTCTATCTGAGGACGTAGTAGCGCAGACAGCGCAGCTCGCCATAGAGGGCGGCACAGGAATCGTTGAATGGGTAGATGATGAGCCTAATCTTAACACGAGAGATGGGGCATGGGCAGCGGCTAACTCTAAGCTCACGAAATTCGCCGTGATGGGCAGACAGTTCACGTTTGCAGTCTGGAAGTATGGGCTGGCTCCAGGGCAAGTCGTATATGTGACCTACCCCGCTTATGGACTTAATGCTACACCACTGCTCATCGAGTCCATGGATATAACCCTCTTCGCTCGGAACCAGTGTATCTATACCGTGAACGCGATTGAAGGAGCAGCGCAGCAGGACTGGACGGCCTTCTTCAGCGCATGGCTCGACGCGAAAGAAGATTTAGTTAATCAAATCATGGTAGGCAAGCAGCAAGTCCTCGTGATTTCAAAAACACAGTCGGACAACTGGAAGTGGGCAGAGACGATAACCCAGGCTCCCTTTGCTTGCCAGATTCCTTCGACCACAAATTACCCGAGCGCATCGAAATATCCTTGCTAATGAGGTAAACATGAATAGTAATTATCATTGGGCAACCAACGTCAAGATAACTACCTTCGATTTGAACGGTAGAATCATTCACGTTGCCGAGTTCAAGAACCTGCTTATGACCGTCGGCAAGAATATGATGCGCGATGTCTTGGGTGGTGTGGTAACAGATGGCCAAATTAAATATCTTGCAGTAGGAACCGATGCGACAGCTCCAGCCATAGGACAAACTACTCTCGTTGCCGAAGGATTTCGCAAGATAACGACCTCGCGCAGTTACCCGAGCACAGGGGTTGTCAAGACGATTCATTATTTGTCGCCTGATGATGCGCTTATCAACATCAGAGAGATGGGCTGGTTTGCTGGAGCTGCGGCTACTGCTTCGGCTAACACTGGAATCATGGTCGCCCGAATCCTCTATACGCGGAACAAGACCAACTTGGAGAGCATCACCGTCGAGCGAACAGACACGATAACGGAGGCTTAATATGGCTTATGTGAAAAACAGTACATGGGTTGAGGCGGCAGCGCCAGGGATGAGCGCGGCAAGATTAAATAATCTGGAAACGCAGTATGACGAGGTATTGGCTTCGGCCCTAACCTTTGCGGCATTAAAGACATTTACGACTATCCCCGTATTGCCTGCTTCCAATCCCACAACTGATAATCAGGCAGTAAGAAAAGCCTATGCGGATAGCCTAGGAGTTCGAGGCGCAATAGTATCTGATACTCTAAAGCATAGCAACGATACTTTAAGAATTTTCACATCTGCTACCTATATCAAGGTGAAAGAAATACTCCTAAACGTTAATATGTCGCCTATGCGTTTGAAATTCAATTTAGGTGCAGGGGCAGGCAACATCGCGTATGGGCAAATCTATAAAAATGGTGTGGCTATTGGCACTGAACGAAGTGTGAATGGTACTGAAACTACTTTTAGCGAGGACTTTTCTGGCTGGGTAGCTGGCGATTTAATTCAGATTTACGCCAAGCGCACTTCTGGTTCAGGTTCCACATATGTTCAATTGATGAAATTGTATTATGATATAAATCTAACTTCACTTTTTGGGAATACGCTTTCAACGCCACTTCTCACGACCACAGTCTTAACAGCACCAACGAATCAAGACCCATAAAAGGAGAGGATTATGATAAGGAAAGACTATACTCCTGACAATCGAGACCAAATCATTCAGGATATGATTGCTACGGGATATACTTTAGTTGAGGATGCTAAACATTTCGACGGGCAATATCTTATTTTTGATGAACCTCTTCAGCCCCCACATTCCCAACATATCGGCAAGGTTATCTCGATTGATGTGACGAAGGCTAAACCGATAAAAGTGGCTCGGAAATGGCTAGGTGTAACCTATAACGTGGACTGCCTCGTATCCCAGAACGTGGTTACGATCTATCAAGCAGGTAAACTCGCAGTCAATGACTTCGTAATTGTCAGCTTCATTGATGAGATACCCGACACTACGGAAATAGAACTCGCCATAGTTACGGACAAAGTATTCAAGAGCTGGACTTAGGAGGTTCATCATGGGCAGTATGGGCGGACAGGACGCAGGGCTTAAACTACAGATTGATAACCTCACGGCGCAGTTGAATCAGTGCCGAACCGAAAAGACATACATTCAGGAGCAACTGTACGCGTGTCTCAGTTCACACGCTGGCGATGTCACCATGATTGCTCAGTTGCAGGCAGAGATTCAAGCCCTGCAAACTCAGTCAGCGTTGAAGACAACCCAGATTAACACACTAACTACTAACCTCGAAGCGTGCAAGGCCTCCCTTGCTAATTGTATAGCCTCACAGGGGCAACCTGCGGTTCCCGTGCCCCCTCGGATAGACTGCGGCATCATAGACCCAAACCCGATATACAATCTCATATTACCACGCTGGGGTGCTGACTTATTTAGCCAGGGGAAGGTTATCGCCTCTAGTGGACAATATAAGGCAACCACGATTGACTCCTTAATGGAGTTCGTGAGGTTCACCGGAGTAAACAAACTCCAGTATATACCTACGTTTCACGATTGTGTCGATTACGCTTACGCTCTGCTGGGGCAGTTCTGCAACACTCCCGAATGGTGGGGAACCGCTCTGGGCGTGGTAACTATCATGTCTGACGCTGGCTGGCATAGGCTCAATATCGCCTTCGCCTATCCGAGTAACGCAAATCGCACACTGGCCATGTATCTAATCGAGCCTCAGTCCGCCTCGATAGTGGATGCTGCATACCAGGGGCGCGAGGCTTGCTTAATCCTGCTGCCATAAGGTGAACTATGAAGCCCTTTAGACTAAAAGACACCCGACTGATACTCGACTCCTCAGACTGGCACCAGAACCCCTATGGCTTGGGGCAGGGCGTGGTAAGGTTCATCCGTATGGGACAGCGTCAAGGGGCTATCCTGATAGGCAACGGCGACCTGCTCGATTTGGTTATCTACGGCGTGAAGAAGTACAAGGGCAGCGAGACTGTGCGCGACCTGAAGAGGGTGCTGGATGGCTACCCCTTCATTTACGTCTGCGGCAACCATGACCCTGACTACATGGTGCGCCAAGTGCTCGGTGATGTACCTAATGTTAAAATTGTCAACTCCTGCGACATAGGCAACTGGCATTTTGAGCACGGGGATCGGCTGGCTATTGACTGGAGCTGGTTCCGTCCTATCTATCTCTGGCTGGCTGCAGTGGCTCTTCGCGTCTGCCCGCGAGCCTGGTTAAAGTTCTGCGAATGGCGCGGCTGGAAGCGACCTGGTACTCCGCATAACCCGCCGCCTTCCGGTACAGAGAGTGAAGGCTACACGGACCTCGTGGGCATAGTCTGGGGGAACGCGCTGAAAGAGGCTGAGAAGAGTAAGCTGAACTTCTGCATTGGTCACACCCATACTCCCAGATTGATTCTGTCGGCTACGGGGCATGGGCACGTTGTAGACGGTGGTGACCTGAAAGATGGAAGTTATATCGAGATTAAGAACGGTGAGCCTAAATTATCATGGATTATCCCGGAGACATCGAAGAGGTGCAGTTAGTGACAGAGCAACACGTAGAACCCAGTCTATTTGAAAAGCTCAAGGAAATCATCTTCGGCTGTTGCGCTATAGCCTTAGCTATCATCGTGCTGGTAAACCTTATTTTAATCTGGGTATTTGAGCGAGTGTATATCTACGAAGAGAACCTGGGAATTCTAATAGCCGAGGTTGTACTCGTGGCTGTTATCCTAATACTGGGATTTGAGCGGTTCGGAAGAGACTTGATTGTGAGAACATTTATCAAGAAATAGGCTCCTGGCAACGAAAGGGCGGTTGATTTGGGGTGTTATACTCTAAGTTGACCGCCCTCCTTTTTTATCCAATCCTGAAATACCCCTTTTTACCCCTTGACAAACACTATACTATATGGTATACTCTCGGCATGAATAACACACTAAATATAAAGGCGTTAAGAAATCAATTAGGGCTTACCCAGCAAGAACTATCGGAGAAGATTGGCGTCTCATGGAGCACAGTAGCGCGATGGGAGTCTAGCGACTCTAAACCTTCCAAGCTCGCGCTACGCAATCTGGAAAGGCTTGCTCGTAAGCACAAGTCTAAGGCATCCAGCTAAAGAGAAGGCGAAGAAACATGACGCGCTTTAAGGCTTCGTTAATCCTGCTAGCACTCTTCATATTCTGCGGAGCGGTTATCTATGGGCTTTGTCAGGCGGACATCTTCGAAGTGTTGGGTGAGGCGTTAAGCATACCGGCGCCGTGAAAGGAAGGGGGCTTAGATGGTAGAACTCGTAGCGGTGAAATCAGACAGGTTGCAGGCAGCTTTTCAGCGAGCCGAGGAGGTAGCAACTCGCAGGGACATCCCGGTCGAGGACTGGCTTGCTGAGGCGATTGAATGGAAGAACGAGCTAAACGCTGGCTCTCTGGTGGATGAGAGATACCAGTAGGAAGGAGAGAGTAATGACAACAGAGCAGGTAATCCAGGCGCCCATCGAGTTAGACCCCTACAGCGTAGAGATTACCCGTTACCAGAAAGGTAATTTTGGCTGGACCCTAAAAATAAGGGGGAAGGACAAGGAACAGGTTTGGAATGACCTCGTTGACTTGAACGCGAGACTGAATCTTCAATACGGCACAATGCCAGCAAAAGGAGAGTAATGCAGTTACCCATGCCAGTAATTTGTAAATGCGGATTCAATACTATGGACGCTTGGGAGGCAATTAACCACGCAAACAAAGAACTCCCGCAATGCCAAGAGGACAAGCCTTTCATGCAAGACTGGGAACCGGTAGAACCAAAGGAAGGAGAGGGAATATGCCAATAAAAGGACTATCTGAAAACAGGAGGCTTCCGCGTCTGGGCAAGATACACCTAGGCGTGAAAGTCAAGAATGACAAAGGGGTGGAGTACCCCAAAGCTGTGGATTATTTTGTATCTCCGCCGGAGGTACAGGCGGTCTTCGGCGAGAAGCCAAAGGAACTACGAATCCTCATCCCTGTAGAAGATGAGGAGAAGTGGTGCTCTCAGTATTACCGATGCTACTCCAAGACACGAGGGCTTATCTGCAAAGGTGATGGGGAGACGGCGATCCGCATGGTGAACTCAGAGACAGGCGAGCTCGTAGACAGGGAATCGAAAGACGTGGTGATGAAAGAGATAGCCTGCAGAGGCAAGGAATGCTCTGATTACAGGGTGAAGTGCAAAGAGATTATGTGCCTCCAATTCGTACTCCCTGAGGTCCCAGGCCTGGGGGTGTGGCAACTTGATTCTGGATCAGTCAACAGCATTATCAATATCAATAGCACGGCAGAGCTTGTGAAGAGAACCTATGGGCGCATCTCTATGATACCACTCTTGCTCACCGTAGAGCCGCAGGAAGTCAAGACGCCCGAGGGCAAGAAGAAGACTGTCTACGTTCTCAATTTACGAACTAGGAACACGATGCTGCAGATGGCACGAGCATCTCGGGATGGGATAGCGGGACTACTACCAGAGGGGCTTGAGGACGGCGCCGAGATGCCAGTGCCGGATGACGAAATACCTGAACTGATAATCCCTGAGAACCAGGAACCGAAAGCGCAACAGGCAAAGACGAATGGCGCCGCGCAACAGCCGAAATCAAACGGCTCTCCCCAGGCTCAAAAAGCAGAAGAACCCACGCCGTCGCCAGTCAGCACAAACAAGCCACGGGGTATGTCTTCGCCCAGCCCAGATTCTGCAAGCCCCCAGAAACTAACCACAGGGCAAAAGAAGGCACAGATCTGGGGGCACCTGTATAACCTCGGCCTGAAAGCCAACCGTTCAGCAGTAGAGACATGGGCACAGTCAGAAGTGTCAGGGTTCACAGGGATGGAAAAGTGCACTCCAGCCGAGATAGACAAGCTGCATGCTAAGGCGATGCTGGAGTCTCAGGCGGGTAAGGGGAAAACGAAGCAAGAGGCAGAGCCTTTATTCCAAGAGTAGAAAGGGGGTGAGCCAGTGAACTATACGCGCAGATGCCAGCACGAGCGAGCCAGGCTGGGCCCGGTGGTGCTGCAGTGCAACCGGGTGACAACTCGAGGAAGGAAGCTATGCGATAAGCACACTAGGAAGGAGGCGATCAAACCAGAAATATTGCACGACCCGGCAGGAGAAATAGAACTTCGCGAGGAAGGAGGTGAACAGAAGCCATGAGACGTAAACAGTACAAGTGCTTAGTCTGTGGAGAGACCACTTCGCGCATCGAGGAACGGTCAAAGCGCTGGAGGAACGGGGAGAAGGGCTTCGAGCATCTCTGCGTCGAGGTCAAAGACTCGACCGTTGAGCCAATATGGAGCCGAGTCGAGAAGGTCGACGTGGTAACTCCCGCCAAAGAGGAGATTCCCATTCTGCAAAGACAGACGTTGACTATCAATTCTATCAGGAAGATTCGGACAGCGCGCGAGTATGTGGTAGCCACTCGCGCCACGAAAGTCTCCCTGGCAATCAATGTAGAGGTCGACGATGCCATGGCCAGCGCACTCGAAAACATGGAAAAGACGGCTCGGAGTTGGGCCCTTACCCTCACGGCAGAGGCCACCCAGCTAGAGATGGTCGACGCGCCACAGCAGACCGAGCAAGCTGCGGAAGGCGCGCCCGGAGACAACGGGCAGGACCAAGCCGAGGCAGCGCGCTTATTGGAGTCGCCAGAAGGCACAGAGTCAGACAAGGAGCCGGAGCCGGCACAAGTTTAGTCTTATCGAGAGGGGCAAGACGGGGGTATCCTGGGAAGCGGGGGCAGAGGAGGTTAAACTGCCCCTCTCTTTAAGGCAAGTTGAACCTAACTAATCTTAACGGAAGTTGACGGAAACTACTATGACGAAAACACAACTTGAGCACCTCTGGGAAGAGTGGAAAGGCTGCTACCTGGCAGGCTTACCGGTAGGCGATGAGTTCCCATTTGCGAGGGAACTGATAGAGGCGAGGAAGAGAGGGTAGGGAGATGCCCCAGGACACGTGGTTGCGCGAAAAGAGTGGATTAATAATCAAAAGATTATGTTATCTGCGCGCACATATCCGAGAGATACAAACAGATATGCCTTCCGACATATATAACCCGATGGAGGATTTACACGAGGCCCTACGCAATGCGACGAAGATATATTGTTCTTGTCTAAGTGAAGTCTATGATGATTCTAATAGTAGGTGGTCTCCTGACCTCCCCAAATATATGTTTGACCATCCAGATAAGTGTGAGGAGACGATGCGAATTATAGGTTCCGAGGAATACAACGACCCTTACTATGATGAGGGCTTCAGGCAACTCTTTCATAAACCATCAGGCCAAGGTGAAGGAAATGAGGACGGAGGGTAGACATGGCACGAGGACGGATGCTGAATAAGACGATTAGCATAGACCAGGAAGTCAATAGCCTCAGCGATTCGGAGGCGCTAATCTTTACATGGATCATCTCTTTCCTTAATAAAAATGGGTGTTTTCACGGCGACGAAAAGGTCATCAAGTCGCTGGTTTTCCCCCTAAAAAAATCAGTCACTCCGTCAAAAATCAGGGCTGCGCTGTTAAGGGCTGAGCAAAAAACTTTGGTGTTTTTTTATTCAGTCGGCTCAAAATCCTTCATCTGCTATCCAAAGTTTGAAAGAAACCAGCCAGGACTACGCAAGGACAGAGAAGGGCTTGATGGGATTCCCGAACCTAAAAGTAGTGATTTGCTCCCGCAAAAACTCGGCAAAGAGACGGAAAGTTGCGGGAATCCTGACGCCATTTCGCCGCAGAAGGTTAAGGTTAAGGTTAAAGGTGTAATTCCTAACGGAGAAGGTGAAGGGGTAAGGTGTAAGGAGGAAGTACCACCACCTGCTGCCCCTCTTTCTGAAAAAGAAAAAGCCTTTTTTGCTGTCTACGAAAAATATCTCGGAACGGTTCCATCAATTCTTGTGTCTGAGTTAAGACTTGCGACTAACGCTTACCCCCTTGATTGGGTACAGGACGCTTTTATCACTATGTCCGAAGCGAATGTAGATAGACCATGCTGGAAGTATGTCAGGACGATACTAGATCGATGGGCAAGCGAGGGGCGCAAGGTTGACAAGCCAAAGGGAGACCCAACAGAAGACCCTAATGAATTTGCTCGCCGTTACGGACACCTTTTAAAGAAGGAGGTGAAGCCATGAGAAACCAACTAATCACAGCAACAGCGTCCCGCGTCTTCCTGGAGGGCAACGAATTCAGGGGCATAGAAGTAACTAGCAGGCAATTCCAGCCATACTCAATCTGGCTCCGCTGGCGCATCGTGGCATTCGCGGAAACCCAGCAGAGCGCAGAGTACAGGCTCGCAATCAACGAGGCGAATTCGTACAAATAAAGCAGAGGATCTTGAGTTGCCGATACTCGAAATAAGCAGCCTGGAATACCTGAGAACTCGCAGCAACGCGCAGATCAAGGCTGACTTCATTGACTACCTCAGGATGGGGAACGAGGGGGAATCCAACATCCTCACCGCGGCATACCGGAGGCTCAGGGCATCAGAACCTGTACCACCGCGCAAGAAAGGCGAGAAACCGGAGCGGCACGAATATACCACTTTCAAGTTCTCGGATAGGGACCCGGTGTTTGTGAGCATGATGGAGGCGCTGAGGGTTGCCATAGATATCGCACTTGACCTTCCGTGGGCGCAGGCTGAGGCTTGCAGGATGAAGATAAAAGAGGGTTACACCTATATCGAGATAGGCAAAAGGTTGCGCTGTCATCCAGAGACAGCTTCGGCATACGTCAACAAGGCGCTAATCAGGATGGTCGAGAAGGTGAGGCGGGATGCCGAGGAACAGGCGAAGAGGGATGGGAAGTGAGCGAGATAACTTTTAACAGCGATACGAAGCAACGCAAACTACTATTTACAGGAACCCACTTTGCTCATCCTGCGAAGATGCACTATTCACTTTTGATGTGGATAGTGGAGAACTTCACCAAAGAGGGCGAGGTAATCCTTGACCCGATGGCTGGCTCTGGCACAACCATGCTGGCCTGTAGGCTTGGCAGGAACGTTATACTCAACGAACTTGAAGCCAAGTTTGTGAAGATGCAGCAAGAGAACTGGGCAAAGGTTCAGACATTCGGCGCTGAGATGGGGTATTCGATGGGACAGTGCAAGATATCTCAGGCGGATGCGAGACAACTCGATTCGGTGTTAGCGGATACGATTATAAGTTCCCCGCCTTACCACGATACGGAAGGCTCTGCGGCACCTCACAAATGGAACGACTCACAAAAGGCTTATGAGACTATGGCCGAGAGAGCAAAACTTAATCCTAGAATTCATAATTACACCCCAGAAGCACGTCAACGCTATGAGGAAATGAAAGCGAGTGGTTTGCCTGAACATCCTGGCAATATTGGGAATCTTCCTTATGGCAACCTAGCAGATGTGATTGTGTCTAGCCCGCCGTATGCTGAGGCTCAAAGTGGTGGGGGAATTGCACAAAAGGGATATCAAGGCCCGAAGCATAGTCCTACAGACCTCGTGGGCAAACGCTCCTATATGCCGGATAACGCAGGCGGATCCGAAGGCCAGATTAGTCAACTCCCCTACGGCTCAATAGACGCTGTGATAACTTCACCACCTTACGAAGGTGCACTAGAAGGGACTAGCCGTCACACAAAAGGCGGGATCCCGGGCAGGGATAAAAAGTTAGGGCAGACTGGCCCTTATGCCGATTGTGTGATTACGAGTCCGCCGTATGAGGCAACTCTGAGCGAGCCTGAAGACCGCAAACATTCAATAGACCAAACCAAGTGGGGAGATGGCAGAAAGATTGCCCCGCCTCATAGTCAAGTACATCAAACTTATCCTGCGAGCTCGTTAGCCAATATCGGCAACTTCAAAGGGCAAACCTACCTATCCGCCATGATGGAAGTCTATCAAGCCTGCTATCGCATCCTTAAGCCCCAAGGGTTGATGATACTGGTAACTAAGAACTTTATCCGCAATAAGCAGATAGTGAGGCTTGACGAAGATACGATTAAGATTTGCGAGCAAGCAGGATTTGAGTTCCAAGAGAGGCACTATCGCAAACTCACCTCACAGTCATTCTGGCGCACTATCTACCAACAGAAGTACCCTGATGCGCCCGTTTTAAATACTGAGGATGTACTTGTGTTCAGGAGTTATGTTTGATTCACCTATTCCTATCCAGCGGTGAGATACAGGTTGCCCAACTCATAGGGAAACTGCGGAATGAATATTCCCTGGCGACAAAGGTAAACGCGCGCCGCGATGATGAGCAGGATGATGACGAGATGAACATAGAGGCAATGGGCGCAGAGATGGCAGTCGCAAAATACCTCAACGTGTTCCCTGACCTCTCACCGACCAGGGGCAAGTTGAAGAAGTATGACCTCATGTGGAGGGGTGTCGAGATAGAAGTCAAGCGGAATCACCGTCCGGAAGGTGGCGATCTGCTGGTGCCACAAGCAGAGCCAAATGAAAAGGCTCGCTATATCCTGGTCTACGGGTCCATCCCCAAGTTCAGCCTCTTCGGTGACATCGCCGGACGGGACATAAGAATCTACGGCAAGTGGACTCGGTTGAGTAAGGGTCCATGTTGGAGAGTGGAGCCAGAATACCTGAGTGAGTGGCAGCCCGGGATAGAGCCAGCATGGGCAAAGGGAGTTCTGGTAGGCAGAGGATGAAACTGCCAGCAAGGAGGGAGTGGCCGAAATGAAACAGACAGGCATTCTATTCAGTACACCGATGGTTCAAGCCCTACAGCGTGGCAAGACAGTCACGAGGCGCACAAGAGGGCTGGAGGAGATAAACAAGGAGCCCGAGAAGTGGAAGTTTATTAAAAAATGGGCTGATGAGAACCTGTATATATTTGAACGTGATGATGGTTCTTTTTGGCGCCTCAAGTGCCCCTATGGAGGCAAGGGCGACATGCTCAGGATAAAAGAAACTTGGAAAACAGAGAAGATTTTTGACAATACACCATCAAGAGAAATCCCCTATTGCGCAATAATTGAGTACCTTGCTAGCCCAGACCCGATAATAGCACTTACTACGGGGAAAGTACGACCCTCAATCTTTCTGCCTCTTCGATTCAGCCGCTACTTCCTGCCCCTCATAGCCGACCCTATCCCAGAGAGGGTACAGAGCATCACAGAGGCAGAGGCGATAGCGGAGGGGTTATCACAAGCCGCCCCTGTTACAGCGGGATACAGATTTCGCACTCTTTGGGACACCCTCAACGCCAAGCGAGGCTACAGTTGGGCTAGCAATCCTTGGGTGTGGCCTTTGAGGTTCAAGCCCTTAACAGGAGCGAGAGGATGAAGCCATGGGTTTAGACCAACTCAACTTTGAAGGCAAGAATAAAGTAGAGGTTGCTATTATGCGCCTTCAAGAGTTTGAATCACCTGAAGGATATTACTTCGCTGATAGTTATGGCAAGGATAGCTGTGCTACCGGCAGGCTCTTAGATATGGCAGCCGTTAAACATGACGCTCATTACTCGCAAGGGGGAATAGACCCGCCTGAGTTAGTACGGTTTGGTAGGGAATATCACCCTGACACAATCATAGATAGACCTGAAATGAGCATCTGGAAAGGAATTTTAATACACGGTATGCCACGCAGGCAATCTCGTTGGTGTTGTGAGTTAATTAAGGAGAAACACGGAACAGGCCGGATAGTTGTAACTGGTATCAGATGGGCAGAAAGCCCCAGGCGTAAGATGCGAAGGATGTTTGAAGTCTGCCGCACAGATGGAACAAAGAGTTTTCTTCACCCGATTATAGATTGGACAACCAAAGAAGTATGGGAGTTTATTCACCGTGAGAACATTCCCTATTGCTCACTTTACAATGAGGGATTCAAGCGGCTAGGTTGTGTGCTCTGCCCTATGACGACAGCAAAACAAACCCAGTTTGAACTTATCAGATTCCCCAAACTAGCGGAGGCTTGGAGGCGGGCTTGTGAACGCTATTTCGATAAGGGAACAGAGGGAGTAGTAAAACGCTGGAATAGTGCCGAGGAAATGTGGCAATGGTGGATATCCAGAAAAGGCGAACCGAAGATAAGCGATGCTCAATGTATTATGTTCGACAATTAGCAGCCAAGCGTATGAGCCAGTCCGTGTTGAGCCTATGAAGCGCACAGGAGGAGGGTATGATGCAAACAGCAGATGGATATGAACTTGAAGAAGGCGAGGATTGTTATGTCTCTGTCCAGTGTGCGATGGGAGTACATCAACTTAGCCCTAATCCCCGAAAGGCTAAATACCTTGACGAAACTGCCAAAGAGCAAGGGTGGGATTTTACCATGCGTCCCTTTAGGTCTGAATGTGAAGAAGTAGAGATATTGCAAATCTGGAAATTCAAGCCCGTATAGGTTATGAGGCGCATAAGTGAAAAGAAGCCTGATTAAGAGACACACAAAGAGGAATTGCAACGAAGCACCTGGGGCTATGGAGGAAGTGAGATGGAGACCCTTCTGCTACAAGTGCGGGGCATGGACTGGGACAGGGGGAGAGATACATCATGTGCCCAATATCGGACTCGGAGGAAGTACGAAGGTGTGGAGTGCAGACCCGAACGACCCTTATCACCTAGAAAAGATTTGCGAGGATTGCCATAGAGCGAGGCATGGATGATATGAAGATGACCAAAGGCTTATTCAGTTCTGAATCTATTCATTGGGCAACACCAAAGGAATTGTATGATTCTCTTGATAGTGAGTTCCAGTTTAATGATGATCCCTGCCCCTTATATGGGAATGGAGGGCTTGATCGTGATTGGGGGACTTCAACCTATTGCAACCCGCCTTATGGACGGAAGATATGTTTATGGCTAGAAAAAGCTCTGAAAGAAAGCACACAAGGCAAGACTGTAGTGTGCCTCATTCCTTCGAGAACAGATACAAAATGGTGGCATGATTACGTTATGAAAGCGAGCGAGATTCGATTTCTGAAGGGACGGTTAAAGTTTGGCGGTTCAAAAAATACAGCACCATTCCCTTCAGCGTTGGCAATCTTTCGAGGCATGGATAGGAGGAGAGAATGGCTTGTAAAATGTGTGAGCAGCTAGGTTGTCCAGTTGAAGGAATGACAGGGCAATGCCCTGTCTGTGGGGAGGCATATTGTTTTGGTCATTTAGGTAATCATAAACACAGATTCTCTGATATTCGTGGTGTTGCTAATAGGCTTTCAGTAATGGGCGTTGGAAGAGTCGGCACTTATGAAAACGCTGTTAAGAATCACAGAAGCCGAAATAGGAGATATTGGGTAATCGCATATTTTGACAACCGAGATAAAGCATGGTTGGGTTATCAAGCGGTTGAAGATAGTCCACATTTCAAAAATAAGGGCGAGGCAGAAAGTTATCTGGGTAATTTAGGCATGGATAGGAGAATAGGGCTGCCGAGGATGGGTGAGTTATGAGTCCCTCACATATCGGACTGACACAGTGGACGCCAGCTAGTCGAAAGACAGAGCCGCTATCCCAAGTGCCGAGTCCTCGGCTGGCAAGCCTACAAAGGAGGTAGAGAATGACACGGCTTGACGGGAGAAGGCAGAAGTACAACGCAAAGTGCACTTATTCCCAACTTTGTGGGCGCACGTTCCACAGCAAGGCAGAGGCGATTCGCGGTGAGGAACTTTGCCTGCTAGAGAAGGCGGGCGAGATACGGCATCTTCAATATCAACATAAACTCGTGTTGAGTTCGAAGCCACGAATTACAATAACGATTGATTTTCGCTATGTTGAGCAAAACGACAATTTACTGCACTACTGGACGTACGAAGATGTTAAAGGCGTACTCACAAGGGACTTCCGCACGAAGCTAGCGTGGTTGAAAGAAAAGCATGCAATCGAAGTCAAACTAATAAGGTGAAAGGAGAAGGAGATGGATAGAGAGGAACTGAAAGGGCTGATTTACACTATTGCGACAGAGCACCTAACAAATGCTGTCATGGATGCGCGACAAAAGATTCTCTCCGAGTTCGACAGGCTACAGGCAGAGAATGAGGCTCAAAAGATAACACTCGCATACCTCAGAAAATGCCTCAAGGACGAAAACGAATCCACAACCAAACTTCTTAATGAACAATGTGGGCTTCAATTTTGGCTAGATAAGATATGCGAGCCTGCCATAAGGGATCGGGGCACAGAATGGTCTAGGGTCGGGCAAGAAATTACAGCGATGGAATCATTGGGCAACATCTATCTCTATCTCGACTCCCAGAAGCAGGAGCAAGTAAAGATAGCCCTTGTTTATCATTATGGCGAACAAGGGAAAGGGAATCGGCATGAAGGGTGGGCTTCAGATTGCCCTATCTGCAACCCCAAGCTCCTCCATCCATGCCCTGACTGCACCTGGGGGCAGAGGAAGGTGTATTATTTCAGGGATTGCTCGACCCCATCTTGCCTCAAGGCCATTAAAGACATTATTGCCTACGAGCCTTGCCCCACCTGCGGAGGGAAGAGAGTGATAGAGGAGAAGGGAGGGTAGTGGATGCAACAATTTGATAACTGCTCGTGGGAAAGGGTAAGACAACTCTGCCTGGACTATATAGAGAGCCTCAAAAACCCCAGAGAGCTCGCTATCAAAGCGGCTGCAGCCAGGAGGAACCAGTTGAGGACGAGCCGGCGGAGGAGGACAGGCAATAACTCGCATAAGGATACCCAAAGCTAAAAACTCGACTCTTCCGACTTGACAGGGTAAAGTATAATATACTTGGTAACAAATATACGTAAAAGAGGCGGCTCGCTGGTCGGGTTGCCTCTTTTGTATTTCAGAAAGCAAGATGTCAAACAACAGAGCGGGCGCAGTTGTTGAGAGGGCAAGGCAAGCCGAAGAGAGTCTGGTTATCCGGCTAGACATGAAAGCCGGTAATCCGGTGTCGGTCGGAGAGGGCAAGCCAAAGCGCAAGCACCTATCCATCGCTGAAATGATAGAAGCCTTCCTAGACTGCGGGTTTACGGTGCGCGCCCATAATCACGCAAAAACTAGAGCAAGGTGGCTGAATGGGTAAAGCCGTAAAGTCGCCCATGCAGATTGAGCAGGTAGCCATTAAATCCCTCAAGCCTCATCCTAAGAATCCTCGCATCCATCCCGATTCCTCACTCGACAAACTCGTGCGGTCTATAAAAGAGTTTGGCTGGACAAACCCTATCCTGGTATCGGAGGATGGCTTAATTCTCGCGGGTCATGCGCGGCTCAAGGCAGCACAGAAAGCAGGGTTAAAAGAAGTCCCGATCATACGGCTTCCGTTAAAAGGCGCTAAGGCCGAAGCCTACATGATAGCGGATAACCGCATCCAACAGGAGACAGACTGGGACTTGCCCATGTTAAAAGACCTCTTGCAAGAACTTGATATTGGGGAACTCGACATAACCATCACGGGGTTCGATTTGCCTGAGATTGAGGACTTGATGACTCAGTTCCATGAGCCCCAAGAGGGCTTAATCCCCGATGATGAGATACCCGAAGCCCCTGAACCGATATGCAAACGAGGGGATTTGTGGCAACTCGGGAAGCACAGGCTCTTATGCGGGGATTCTACGAAGCCCGAAGATGTAAAAAGGCTCATGGCGGGAGAGAAGGCTGACATGGGGTTGACTTCGCCGCCTTATGCAGTAGGGAAAGAGTATGAGGCTGATGTATCATTTACTCAGCATATTGAACTGCTTAAGGGATTTGCCGCAAGTGCTATTTTGACGATTAAACCAGGTGGATTTCTTTTTATAAACTTTGGTGAGATTGCGCCGCAATCTCACGCTGGCAAACTTACTGGAAGCAAACGCCAATGTCTTTACCCTATTTCAAAGGATTACTGGCGGATATTCCATGATGATTTGAAATGCGACTTATACGCAATGCGGGTTTGGTATAAACCATTCAACAGATTACAACAGCCTTTCTGGACTTATCATACAAGCATCCCCCACCATCAAGAGTGGGAGTGGCTTTGGACATGGCGATTACCCCTAGGTGACGGCGACCAAGTATTTGATTGGGATATAAGTGTTCGTGCCGTTTGGGACACACGAAATGAGGGCACAGATGACAAGCCATTGACTCGTCACGTAGCCGCCTTTCCGGTATGCCTACCGGAAAGGGCACTAAAAGCCCACTCAGCCGTTAATGCTCTTGTATGGGAACCCTTCCTCGGCTCAGGCTCTACCCTTATTGCCTGCGAAAAGCTAGGGCGCAGGTGCTATGGTTTGGAGATAGAGGCTAGATACTGCGATGTGGTTATAACCCGCTGGGAGAAATTCACAGGCAGGAAAGCCGAGTTGGTAAAACATGGTAACTAACGGGAAACCTGCACAACAGGAAACTAGAGACTCAAAGGGGAGATTTGTGCCTGGGCAGAGCGGAAACCCCAATGGCAGCCCTAGGAAGCCCCAAAGCGTTTCTATGCTACTTCGTGAACTTATAGAGGGCAATCCCGAGAAGGTGCTGAAGAAGTGGCAGAAAATGCCCTGCTATCCTACTGGCGCGATGGTAATAGCCAAAGCCCTATTCTCTAAGATGAGCAAGGGTGACCTGACCGCTATCAAAGAGGGACTTGACCGGATAGAAGGCAAAGTAGTTCAACCGATGAACTTGGGAGGCGAGAACGGCAACCCCTTAACCTTCACCCTGAGGTTTGATAATGCAAGCAACCCTGAGTAAACCTAAGCAGATAACCTATCAGCGCCCCTGGCTCTACCCAAAACAGCTCGGGGCTCTTTTTTGCCCTGAGAGATATAGTGCCATTGAAGCGTCAACCAAGTCCGGGAAGACGCTGGGCGCCCTTGTATGGCTTACTGAACAGGCTATGGCTGGCAAGGCAGGGCGGTCATATTGGTGGATAGCACCTATATATCCCCAGGCTAAAATCGCCTTCAGGCGGCTCAAGAGGGCACTTCCCCAGGAAGTCTACGCTGCTAACGAGTCTGAGTTGACGATCACGCTTGTAAACGGCGCGGTGATATGGTTTAAGGGAGCTGAGAAGCCTGACTCGCTCTACGGCGAAGATGTCTGGGCAGCGGTGATTGACGAAGCGAGCCGCGTTAAAGAGGAGTCCTGGCACGCGGTAAGGTCAACCATCACTGCAACCAACGGACCCGTTCGCATAATCGGCAACGTCAAGGGGCGGCGCAACTGGGCTTATAAGATGGCGCGGCGCGCAGAGTCCGGCGAAAAGGACATGTCTTACCATCGCATCACCGCGCATGATGCTGTCCAGGCAGGTATTATCACAGCCGATGAAGTAGAGGATGCCCGGCGCCAACTGCCAGAGTCGGTGTTCCGCGAACTATATCTTGCCGAGCCAAGCGATGATGAGGGGAATCCCTTCGGGCTGACGGCGATACGGGCTTGCATAGCGCCACTGAGCAACGGTGAGCCTGTTGTCATAGGTATCGACCTAGCTAAGTCGGTTGATTACACAGTGATTATCGGGCTGGACAGAATGTGCAGGGTGTGCCGGTTCGAGCGATTTCAACTTCCCTGGCAAGAGACAATGCAACGGATTAAGGGCATGGTGGGCAAGGCTCGTACCATCGTTGACAGCACCGGCGTAGGAGACCCAATCACCGAGCAGCTACAGCGTTCGGGGTTGGCTGTCGAGGGCTATCACTTCTCAGCCCCAAGCAAGCAGCAGCTGATGGAGGGACTCGCGGTAGCCATTCAGCAAGGGTATATCAGGTTCCCTGACGGCGTGATAGTCACTGAATTGGAGTCTTTTGAATATAGTTATTCCAGAACTGGGGTTCGTTATTCCGCGATGGAAGGGATGCACGATGACTGTGTGTGCGCCCTGGCTCTGGCAGTACACGGGACGCGCCCCGTAGCTATAGAGCAAGAGAGAGTTGTGTTTTACGACTCCATGCAATTAGTCAGAGGGATGGACCTTTGAAGAAGACAGGGAACACAAAAAGATTTAGGGGTAGCACCTATATGAGTTCAGAATGGTGGAGAGCCAAGCCGATTCACTGCCGTGTCTGTCTGTGCGGGGGTGGCACGCTGATTAAGGTCGAGAAGGGGATATACCAGCATAAAGACCCCTTGATGTGCAAGGCAGCGAAGGTGAGGCAGGAAACTGTAGAGAAGCAAGAAGCGCAGAGGCAAAGGCTGCAGGTAGCACCAGCATGAGGAGCCAGAGATGACCGATTTTGAACGTAACTTCGAGTTTGATGTCCTGTTAAAAGAAGCGACACAGACAGTTGAAGACGAACTGCGCGTTGAAGATTCTGGGTACATAAATCTCAGCGCCACGTCCGGCGAAGTCCTCACGGAGTCAGAACGGATATCCATGCTCAAGCGGTCAAGGATTTATTTTTACAAGGATCCACTGGCGAAGCAGGCCGTTAGATTATGGACAGACTACACCTTCGGTTCCGGGTTGACCTGCCAGGCAGATGAAGACAGCACGCAGGAAATCATTGATAAGTTCTGGAATGCCAAACAGAACAGCAAGATACTGTCAGCCGAAGGGCAGCGGCGCTCCTCGAATAAGCTGCTTGTGGATGGTGAGGTGTTCTTTGCCCTCTTCCTGGGCGCTCAAGAGCAGGGCGCTACGATACGCCTGATAGACCCGCTGGAAATCGCTGAAATCATAGCCAATCCTGAAGATAAAGACGATGTGAAGTTCTACAAGAGGGCATGGTCTACCCCGCAGGGCTCGCCACAAACCGCATACTACCGGAGCCACCTGAATATCGAAAACGAAGAGTGCCCTGACGCGATGGGCACAAAACATGAAGCCGAACCTGCCAGCCCCATAGTCTACCACCTGGCATATAACACCCTCGGACAGCGCGGTGTTCCTCTTCTAGTTCCTGCCCTCGACTGGATTAAACAATACCGGCGCTTCCTGGCGAGCCGTGTGGCAATCATGCTGGCGCTGGCTAAGTTCGCCTGGAAAGCGAAGTTGACAGGGAACGCAGCAGCAGTATCTTCAATGCAAACCAATTTCGAGGGCAAGCAGGTTCCGGCTGGCTCGGTGATAGTAGAGAACGCGGCAGTCGACACTCAGCCCATCCGCACTGATAGCAACGCCCGCAATGCCTACGATGACGGACGGATGCTCAAGTTACAGGTAGCCTCAGCAGTAGGGATACCGGAGCAATATTTCGGGGATATCTCAATAGGCAATCTGGCTACTGCCAAGACGGTAGAACTGCCCATGATGAAGATGTTCACCTCTTATCAGCAGGTTTGGGCAGACACATACAAAAGCATAAATGAGATAGTCCTTGAGAATGCTAGTGTTGACCCTGACAAGTGGTATGTCGACCTGGACTTCCCGCCTATCGCTCCGGAAGATGTGCTGGCAGCAGCTCAGGCCCTACTCACCATAGTTCAGGCTTTCCCGCAGTTCGCTGGCTCCCCTGACGTACAGCAGCAAGCCTTGATGAGCCTGGGAATAAACGACACGGCTGAGGTTATCAAGAACTTGGCGAAGGGGCAGCAGGAAACAGAGGAAAGTGCCGAGGTCAGGGCTATCAAGGCATTAAAAGAGATCAGACAGAATATAAAACTATGAGTTCTGTTAAATTTTAAATTTTAATCTTTCTAGGTTTATTCCAATATGGTGAATTGCAAGAGGGGCAGAATTTGGGGTTATTGGTAGGATTGCGGGAATACCAACGATGATTGCAACGGAGGCAGAATAATTGGGTTGGCATTGGGTACATTATATTGTAAACCCTGATGGCATCATCATAACTGCCAGGGAAATCCCAGTTGCGGACGATAAATTTGAATAGATCGCTGGGATTATCCCACTTTAGACCTGCATCATCGTGGGATTTTAGATTGATTGCCCATTCAGTCATTTCCTCGGGGGTGAAATCGGTATTTGCACTCATCCTCTTCTCCTTTTTGCTATCTGTGGTTATATTATCATAACTATATAGGTAAGTCAATAGGTAGAAATACCTATTTTTATTAAATTGCATTAACAGGAAGGAGTTAGAGCATGGGGGGAACGGACACAAACTCAGTGCATCTCGGGGATGAGGTATGCGCCAACTGCGGCGGCAAGGGCTATGTCGAGAGAGAGGCAGGGCTGATACGGCTTCGATGCGGCTGCCAAATTCCAGACGAGAAGGATAACACCTATGGAAGCAATTCTAAAGGAGCTGGACAAACTCCTGGAGGTAGCACAGTCTCAACTTCCAGCAAACCCAAAAAGCGTAAGAAACGAAAAACTCGCAAAGGAATTCGAAAAGGGATTAGCTGAGTACTTCTCGGGGCTTGAGAAGGCGTTCCCATTCCACATGTTGGATGAAATATATTATAAGTTTGTAAAGGTGGAGTAATGCCACTTCCTGACGCCATAGACGGTCTGTTAGACCCACTGTTGAGAATATTCCAGGGCAACTTGCTGGCTCGGCTGAATGGACATATAGCGATAGTCTATATCGAAGGCTCAGCGCAGATGACGAAATGGGCTGGCTTGCCCTACGAGGGCCCTCCAATGCAGGCTGCGATTGACTACGCCTCGAAGCACGGCGCCGCACTTGTCACTCAAATAGACGAAGAGACCAAGAAGCAGTTAGCCAAGATTATCAGCGAGGGCATTGAAAATAAAAGAGGGGTGGACGGGATAGCCAGGGATTTGAGAGCGCAGTTCCAAGGCATGAGCAGGACCCGAGCTCAGGTTATCTCACGTACAGAAACTGCGGATGCGCTCGAACAGAGTTTCATGGATAGGGCTGAGGAAATGGGCATAACAGGCAAGGAGTGGATGACATTCGACCCCTGCCCTATCTGCGAGGGGAACGGAGCAGAGGGCATCGTACCGCTAGACCATGTATTTTCAAGCGGCGATGAAAGACCACCGGCTCACCCGAATTGCCGATGCGCCTTAGCTCCCGCGAGGTTAGGGAAATGACACCTACCCAAGAGCAAGCCCTGAAAGACACAGTGAGGAAGGTCAACTGGGCAGAGCATCTCCGATGGGGCACGGTAACCGTCCAGGTGCGTGAGGGCAAGGCAACGATGGTGAAGGTAGAGGAAACAGTAACGCTGGACACGAAATAGCCAATTAAATATTAGCCGAGCAGGAAGAACCGCAGGCTTTGAAGAAATTCAGAGTTTGCGGTTCTTTTTTTATTTTCAGGCAGAAAGGGAATAGATGCGAGATGGACACAGACTTCATATCAGCGATAGCCAGCATGGGGATAGGTGCCGTCTTTGGCCTCATTGTTTTTACAATCTACCGGATAGACCGCAGAGAGTCTACGCAACGATTTGCTGACTTATGTGAAAGCATGGAGAAGCGGTTAGCAACTTTACTGGAACGTGATAGCGAGACCCGTGAGGAGAACACAAAAGCACTCTCGCAGTTAATTACACTCGTTGAGAGATTGAACGGACGGCACACATAGGAGGGTTAAACCATGCCATATACAAAAGATAATCCCCCGGAGCGCATTAAGGATATGCCCGCGCACTGCCAGGAAATCTGGATAGCAGCTTATAATTCAGCCCTTGAACAGTACAAGGACGAAGGAAAAGCGAGCGCAGTGGCTTACACGGCTGTCAAAAGCAAATACAAGCAGAACGAAAAGGGCGAGTGGGTCGCAAAGGAGTCGAAAGACATGAATGTAATTGCAGAAATTATACAGGAAGCTGGCAGGAGAGGTAAGATTACTGACCCTAAAGTGCAGAAACTAGCCTTGCTTACTGAGCCAACTGAGGCCGACCTTGTGGAAGCCGACTCTGTTCTTCTCTGGCTGAAAGAACAGGCTCTAATCAAGCAGGAAGACGGTGAAGTCTATCCCGCGTCCGCCTACGCCCACACGCCCGACCCTGATAACGCCTCGACCTGGAAGTTGCGCCTCTGGGAGTCGGCGCAGCAGAAAGTCACCAAAGTACAACTAGGGCGCGCGGCAGCCGCGCTATCCCCGGGCGGACTCAGAGGGCAGAGGGTAGAGATTGTCAAAGAAGCCCTCCCGTCTGTCAAGCGCAGGATTAGAGCCGAATACGCCAAACTCGATGTGCCTGATGAGGATGTGCCGAGATGGGTGAAAGAGATCGAGTCCCGGCAACTGATATCTGAGTTCATCCCGCTTGTGGAAGCTAAAGTTGACGGCGGCGGGAAAGCCCAACTGGTTGTCATTAAACCTGGATTCAACGCTACGAAAGAGCGATATTATCCCCTCGAGGTGCTGGCGCGGGACTGCAAGATTTTTGAAGGCGTGAAGATGTACGCGGACCACCCCACTTCAGAAGAGGACAAGACACGACCCGAGAGGTCGATAAAGGACTGGGTTGCCACGCTCCATAATGTTCACCCGAATGCGCAGGGCGTAATCATGGGAGAGGCTGACATACTCGAACCCTGGCTGAAAGAGAGGCTAGCCACGCTGCGAGACAAGGGACTGTTGAAAGACATAGGGGTCTCTATCAATGCAGTGGGCACCGCCTCGAAAGCTGAGGTCGAGGGAGTCAAGACTAACCTGATTGAGCGCCTTGTGAGGGCCCGGTCGGTGGACTTTGTGACAGAGGCAGGTGCTGGAGGCCAAGTCGAACTGTACGAGGCTAACAGCGATGCAACCCTGGACGTTGACATAGTAACTCTGGAAACCCTGAGAGAAAGGCGCCCTGACCTGGTTAAGGCTGTAGAAACTGGTATCAGGGCGGAAATTACTAAGGAGGTAAAAACCAAGTTGGAAGTTGAAGAGAAGTTGAAAGAGTCCAACGCGACCATCGAAACCCTGACTGCAGAGAGAGACGTACTGAAGGGCAAAGTGGAACAGGCGGAAAAGGATAAGCTCGTAGCTGCAACCCAAGCCAAAGTCACTGAGGCTCTGGGCAAGGCAGAGCTGCCTGACGCTGCCAAGACACGGATCGCCCAGAGGTTCGCTAATGCTGCAAGCGATGAGGGTCTAGCCGAGGCTATAAAGGCTGAGGTCGACTACATCGCTGCCATCCGGGAGAGCGGTAAGGTCAAGGGATTTGGCGATACGGTTGCAGACCCCAAGAAAGCACATGAGGCTTTAATAGAGAGCTTCATAGCTTTGGGATTGAGCAAGGAACAAGCCGAGATAGCCGCCAAGGGGCGGTAATCCCATTAAAAAACTAGGAGGAAACAAGAATGCCTTATGACATGACTGGCTATTCTGCTGGAGATGAGATTTCCAGCACCTATGAGGGCAGGCACGTTGAAGTGCTTGAATCTACGATGGTTCACCCTGTTCATGGTGACGGCTTTGTAGATCACGGCGACCCGATTGTGATGGGTAAACTCGTTGGGGTTGCCTTCACCAGTGCCATCGCAGCGACAGACATAATTGCTATCGACACCGAGGGAATCTGGGCTTTGTCTGTTGTGGGTTCAGATGCAGCCGGTGACTCAGCAGTAGCAAGAGGAGACCGTATCTACATCAACATCACAACTGCTGTGCTGAGCAAGATTGCAACCCCCGCGACCAACATACCCTTCGGTATCGCGTTGTCGACCCTGACTGGCGGGACCACTGGTATCGTAGCCGTGAAGGTACATCAGGACCCCGATGGGCTAGGGCAGATTGCTGTCCTGACCTCTCAGGAACTAGACCATGCAGCGTTCACCGGGGCTGGAGCAGTAGGTACTATTGACTTCACCTCCGGGCAACTGCCTGCAAGGGCTCTGGTTCTTGGTACTTCTGTCAATGTGACAGAAGCCTTCGCTGGTGACACGACAGGCATCATACAGGTTGGTATAAATGGCGACCTCGATAGATTCTCTCTGCCTACTGACCAGTCCGTATATGCCATAGTTCGTGTGGCTATGAACGCTGCCACAGATGCGATGGACGGATTCTCCGCAGCTCAAACCGTCCGGGTTACGGTAACTGGTACTGCCGCTTGGGCAAACGTAACGGCAGGCAAGTGCTTCGTGTCCATCTATTACATACCGCTTGCCTAACCCGAAACCAAGTTATTAAAAACTAGGAGGAAATTAGATGCCAGAATTGATGAAGATTATGGAGGATTGGTCCGGGTATCAGTCGCTCCACGAAACCAAAAGACCTGAGGATTGGGAAAAGAGGCTTGTCGAGACTATAAACCTGCTATCGAATAAGCAGGGACTGCCCAGCCACAAGCACGAGTTCCTTGTGCGCGAGGCGCTGACAACCTCAGACTTCCCCTATCTGTTCGGCGACGTGCTGGACAGACAACTTCTCGCCTCATATAAGGCCACTGAACCTGTGTGGAAAGCCTTTACGAAGATGTCCACTGTGAGGGACTTCAGAGTAAACCGCAGGTTTGCCATAAGTGGAGGCGACCAGAACCTTGCACGAGTACCAGAGAAAGGCGAGTATCCTGCTTCTGACCGGGATGAAGCACGATACAACCTTCAGGTCTACAAATATGGGCGCCAGTTCGACATTAGCTGGGAATCCCTTATCAATGACGATCTGAACGCCTTGAAGGACACGCCTGAGAGGTTTGCCAAGGCTGCTGCAAGAACCGAGCACCGAATCATAACAGGTTTGTACTGTAACGATGTCGGGACTCATGCGGCCGCTAATCTGTTCGACCACACTACGGCGGGGCAACTGAACTGCGTGGTAACTGCTCTGAGCATCGTATCACTCGAAGCAGGCGTTCAATTCATGCAGGCCTTGACCGATGTAGGCGGTGAGCCGATTTACAATCGGCCAAAGTTCCTTGTCGTACCCCCGGGACTAGAGTTCACGGCAAGACAGATTCTAACCTCTGCTAACAAGATGTGGCTGGCAGAAAGTATCGACGTAGACGGAACTATTGGCTCTGTGCCCTATCCGACTAATAACGTCATAGCACAATATGGGCTGCAACTCATTGTTGACCCCTACCTACCCATCTTTGACGCGACTAATGGACAGCGAGGCTGGTATCTGTTTTCTGACCCCGGCGATATAGCAGCGATGGAGTTCGCGCACCTGGCAGGACATGAGAATCCCGAAATCTGCATGAAGAACTCAGATAAGGTGACTGTGGGCGGTGGCGCACTGAGTCCCTTCTCTGGTGACTTCGCAACCGATAATGTGTTCTATCGAGTTCGGATCGTAGCCGGTGCCTGCAAGCTCGATTGGAGGGCTTGCTATATGGGCGGGCACGTCTAAGCGGAATATAAAGTTTCCAGGTCGGGGGAGAGAAACTGAGACCTAACTCCTTCCTCTCAACCTCCCCCGACTCACACCTATAAAAAATAAAGGAGGTTAAAACAATGCCCAAGAGTTTCGAAGCGATGACCCTGGTTGAGCTCGATGCAGAACTCGCTCTCGTGATGGAAGGCCAGCATCAACTCAAACTCAAACAGCGTCAAATTCAGGCGGAACGTTCCAAAAAGTCGGCAGACGCGGGAGCAGAGTCGCTGGTAGCCACCTTATCCGAGGATCAGAAGGCGGCACTTCAGAAGGCGCTCGGCCCCAGCAAAGTCTACATCGAAAATCTTTAAGATGCCCAGCGACTCTAAATTATGACGGAGGACAAGATGGAAGAAAAACTCATGACGCTCTTGAAATGGAATCCCCAATATAAAGTCTCGCATCTGCGGCCCATGTGCCGCCTAGACGGTGAGGGACTTTGCTCTGTTGGGGGTTATGACGAGATTTGGGAAGAGCCCAATCGTGGGGGCAATATCCTCGTGGACACTGGAGAAATTGCCATGCTGTCTAGCTTCTTCGCGACTGGCATGAGCAACTATGGCTCGCCTCCAGCAAACTTTTACCTTGCACTCGATGCGCGAGCTGTTCCGGCAGAGGCCGATACTCTGGCCACACTGTCAGGCGAAGTCAAAGCCTTGTCAGGCGGCGCTCGTATCGCTCTGTCATCGGCTGGTACTGGCCTTAGCGGTCAGGACTTCTACATTAACCAGCCAGCCGCGTACTACAGAGCTGATTCAAAGACGGTGGAATGGACAGCAGGTGAGAACTTCACGGCAGTTCTCAACCTGAACCTCGTGACAGATGCTACCGCTGTGGCAGACGGTGACGACGACCACCTGATTTGCACAAAGGCTCTAAGCGCGAGCAGAACTTTGCTAACTGGTGATAAATTGCAAGCCTCGATGTATATAGGTTTAAGTGAGTGACATATACGAGCATCAAATGAGGTTCTTATGCCAGAACTAGGCGAAATACGCAGACCTTGTGATCTCAATTTGGTTGGCGAACAGAAACGGATGTGGTGTGCCTGTAAAACTTGTGGCAGGGAAAGATGGGTAGCGCTGATTGCGGGGAAACCTGTATATCAGCATTGCCTTCGTTGTGCTAGACCACGAGGGGACAAAAACACTAACTGGAAAGGCGGTCGCCACATTGAGCTTGGCTATGTGTTCGTTAGGATTCAACCTGACAACCCATATTATTGCATGGCTAATGATGGCGAATTACAGGAACACCGTTATGTCATGGCCCAACATCTCGGAAGACCTTTACAGCGATGGGAATTAGTTGACCATCGAAATGGGATTAGGGATGACAACCGAATTGAAAATCTTGATCTCGTAACGCACCATGAGAATCTACAGCTCCAGAAAATGCGCGAGGAACTTAAGTGTCTTGAATATGAGAACAAAAACCTTTCCTTGCGTGTAACACAGCTAGAAGCTGAAGTGGAGTTACTCGGTGTCCAGATAACAAGTAACTCTAGGTCTTGAAAGTCAACGAGAAGAGGGGGCGGGCTCATGCTTGCCCCCTCTCTCTAACAGGAGGCTCTTATGGCAAGAGGGGATGTTTTCACAGACAAGGCGTCCGTAGCCGACGATGCGGTTATGACAATAAGACCAACGAGTGGGCAAGAAGCCTCAGTCCATAATATCGGCTGGGCATTCCCCGGCACAGACCCGACCAAAGTTGAAATTTATCGATGCGACGGAACGAGTGATATGCTGATTGCAGATTACAATACTATGGCTGCACTCGGTTTATCCAATGGCATGCTATCCGTCGTGTTTCATGTTACCTATAACGACTATCTGAAAGTCAAGAATGTAAGCGGTAGTACAGGATATGGCTTTTGGGATGGCATTATAACCAAAGAAGCGTAGGAGGTCAAAATGACTACACCGAACGGTGGCGATGGCTTGGAACATCATATGAAAGAGGAGTTAATCCGAACCAAGAGTGCAGTCAGGGTATTACTGACGGTGGTAGGCGGAGGCGTAATGTTCACCATCATCCTCTATGGCGCTCTCTGGATGCACGACGATGAAGCTGCGATTGCAGGTATTGCTATCGGTAACACCCTCGTAGCGTTCTGGTTCGGCGAGAGAAGCCAGCAGAAGAAGAACGGAGGCTAAACCATGATTAAAGTTCTAATAGCCATTTTGTTGCTAATACTTGTGCTTGGCAGTCAGGCGCAGGCTATTGTCAACCAGCCTCCACCTCAAGCTGCACAGTGGGGCTACTTCGGGGTATCTGGCGGTGGCATAGCACCTTCCGAGACCATAGGTGGTACGGACGGTGCTGCTGTGGAGTTCACAGGAACGGCAGCTACTACGCTGTGGATGGGTTCGTTTGATTTGTCTGATGATGTAGACGAATCCTTCGAGTGGAGTGCATGGCTACCAGCCGACTATGCTAATGGCGGTGCTCTCAGTGACCTTAGATTCTGCTGGATAACGAATGATGCCGATTTGGGTACTATCGAGATTGAGGTACAGGCTAAAGCGGTAGGAGACGGTGATTTAGTGAGTGTCGCCTATAGCTCCGCAGTAGTTCAGGCAGATACTTCCAATGGCGCAAACAAGATGAATATAGTTACGTTCGCCAACTCTCTTGTTCCAGCTAACTCACCACAAAGGGGCGATGCGCTGGTGCTGAGATTCCTGATTGACGAGTCTGATAGCACAATCAATACAACGGTGTATTTTAACTTACTTCAATTTAGATATCCGAGGGCAGGATAATGAATAAATTAAAGCAAAACTGGTACGCATTATTTACTCTCTGCATGGTCTTAGCCATCCTAGCCTCTGTGCTGCCCTACTCATGGCAGATAGGAGATAAGCAGTTTGGGGCAGGGGTAGCTAGTGCTTCTACTACGGTAACTATCCAGCCTAGCACAGAGGATGCCGATGTAAGTCAAGCAAATCCCACTACTAATTATGGTTCAAATGTCTATGTTGCCCTTACGGACTACGCTGCTACTTCTAATATCTACCGTCATTTACAAAGGTTCTCTACCTCATCAATCCCAGATGGAGCGGTGGTAACCTCTGCTACTTTAAGCGTTTACTTGAATACCTATTATCTGTCAATAGACGCTGCAAAGGAAATTAAATGCAAACGGACAACCTCCGATTGGTCAGAATCTACGGTCACGTGGAATACTCAGCCTACCGTCACGGATACAGACCAAGCTACTACAAGTTACACCCATGCTTACATAGGGTGGGTAAGTTTTACTGTTACAGCCTTAGTGCAGGATGCGATAGCAAATCAAGGTGACATACTTAGTGTCAGGTTGAGTTTTACTACCGAGAGTGATAGTAGCAGCGTTCCCAACTTCCATTCTAGCGAATACACTACAGACACGGCGAAACGTCCTAAATTGTCTGTGACCTACACAGACGTAGCAACCTTGGCTACTACTACAGCTACGAGCCTAACCTGTAGTTCAGCTATGCTGAACGGAAATGTCACTGATATCGGTTCGAGTACGCCTTCTAAGATTATGTGGGTGTGGGACACTTCCTCTCATGCCCTACCCACGGATGGGACTTATGGGGTATGGCCAAACGGTAATTGGACGTCAGGCTCTTATGGTGTGGGGAATTACAGCTACGTTATTCCTTCAGGCAATCTTACCTCAAATATGACGTATTATTTTGCTGTGGGGGCTTACAATGTCAGTGGGTGGGGCTGGAGTTCGGTTAGTTCATTTCAAGATGGAGGAGTCTATGTTGCTACTTCTGCTGCTACGAGCGTAAATATCGGTAATGCGACTCTCAACGGTAGCATATCTGCGGTAGTGGGCGGTAATGCGACTTATGTAGCGTGGACATGGGACACTTCCTCTCACGCAATACCTACAGGTGCTCCACCAGGATTATACGCCCATAGTTATACCAGCGACTTAGGAAGCTACGGTGTTGGCTCTTATAATCACCTAATTACCAAATTGAAGCCTAGCACATTGTATTATTTCAGGGTAGGAGCGCTCGGTGACTGTGGCTGGTCATGGAGCACTGAGGGCAATTTCACATCCTCTTATTTCGTTCCGATTAAGGACAATTACACAAATAATGATGCGAAGACTACGAACTACGGAACGGATGTTAATTTTGTTGTTGACTGTGGCGCTTGGATGCGCCCAATCTTAGAGTTTGACCTTTCAGGAATTAGCATAACAGACGTATCACAAATATCAAGTGCCACCCTGTGCGCATATTATTACACTTATTATTTGGGTCAGAACCCCTCTGGTAAAACAACGAGGGCTTACAGGATGACCAGAGGTAACTGGACAGAGACAGGTTCAACGTGGAATACCTATGATGGAACGAATGCGTGGACAGCCCTTGGTGGAGACTACGATGCCTCTCAATATGTTGATTTTGTTTGTGGCGGTTATGGCTGGCAGACTTGGGACATTACGTGGATAGCGAAGAGCGCTTATGGCAATAGTACAACAATAGATGTTTTATTGAAAGACGTTAGCGGTACGTGTGGTGGGTATTTCCCCAGATACTATTATTCTCGCACAGGCTCTATTCCTCCCTTTATCGCACTTACACTGGTAAGTGCTCCTGTAGTCAGCGCAGACTCTACGACAAACATCACATGCAATTCGGCTACGCTGAATGGGAGTATAGATGACTTGGGATTCGAGGGTGGTGTTACTAATCTTATGTGGCTTTGGGACACCACGAGTCATACTCTACCTACCGATGGAACGTATGGCTCGTGGGCAAATGGTAATTTATCTGCTTCTGGGAATTACGTTGTAGGTGACTACTCTTATAATATTCCGACAGGCAATCTAACCTATGGTGCTACATACTATTTCGCCTTTGGTGGTAATAGCACTGGAGGTTGGGGGTGGAGCACAGTAGGCAGTTTCGTAGTGTTAGCTTCTACCGTGGACACGTTTTCAGTCTCGGATATAGGTCAAACCTCTGCGACTTTGCAGGGGAATATAACCTCGATAGTGTGCGGTGATTTAACAACTAGGGGATTCAAATATGGATTGACAGAAACGGATACTTGGGATACGCATGAACATGGCAACTGGACTCTCGGAAATTACAGCCTCCCAATAAGTGGCTTGGAATATAATACTACGTATCTCTATAGGACGTATATATCTGATGCTGCGAACACGTACTATGGAGATTGGGTGGAGTTCTCGGTAGATTACGTAGTTACAGGGTGGCCAGCGGGATACAAATACGGCAAGGGACTACCTATCACTGGAAGCGCAGGAACTCCAGACGATTTCAAGGTCTATGTAAATCTGTTCAGGGGTGAGCCGACTGTTCAGGAAGGAACATGGTCTGTAAACGGAAAGACGGCGAATGCCAAAGTTGACTTCGTGATACATACTCACGAGGCTTTAGCTGCTGCCTATGCTCTGCCAATCAAAATAGATACATCGAGTTTATGTAATGGTGGTTACTTCGCTGGCTCTGGTGCTGGTAATGGTTCTACAGTAGAGTTTGCCGAAACGAACGGTAATAACTCTATGTATTATTGGCTGCAAACCTATACCGATAGCCCTGGATTTCCTTCAGGAATAAGTAAATACTGGCTTCTGCTGCCAGCAGGTCTGAGCGCCGATACAGACTATACCTTCTCTTATTTCTTTGACCCAGATTGGAATACGCAATCTTCTAATTTCTCACCAGATAATGTATTTGCTTACTTTGAACCATTCACTACCTCTGTGTCTAATCTGACCCAGTTCTTAGGTAACTATACGGATTGGTCGGCTGACCCTATTGGTACAACTCCTGCTGTTTCTGTAGCCTCGTCAATTCTTACTGTAGATTCTGATATAACGGGTACTGAAGGCATAGCCACTACCACTGATTTCACGATAACCGATTTTCGTTTTCTTGCCATGATTACAGGTTATTCATTCATAGGCAGTTCCGCAGGAATGACTGATAACAATAATTTTTCCGCAGGAAGTAAGACCTATGCCTTAATGTCTTCTGGAATAGATATAGATGATTCCCTTTGCCCAACTTATCAGTGGGCATTTAATAATAATGATGTGGGGAAAACTGTCAAAATCTCTGCATTTGGTGCAACGCCTTTTGTAATTGAGATAAATAAGTTCGATACGATGTACAGATATGCGGTATCAAGAGATTATTGGTGGGAGCCAGATGTATATTGCAGACGGGGGAGTTGTGATGATTTATTTGAAACTCTTTGGGCCCCAGCGAATGTTCCCACTCAAGATGAACCACATAAGATATTTGTGGGAACAGCGACAACTGATTATGGTCTTATTTCTATAGACTGGATTGCTGTAGCTACCGAGATTGAATCCCCTCCTTATGTAGTATTCCCTGATATAACATATCCCAAACTTGGAACGATGTTTCTGAATGACCGCTGTTTTCATTGGGGAGATATAGATGCTGGCAATAACACGTACTACGATATAATCTTTGCGGACAACGAAGGCGCACCTCTCTACTGGTGGCCTGACCCATTGACTCAGTTGACAAAACAGCCAGGATACTCCCTGCAGGTAGTAGTAAGGACAACCGAGAACCTTAACTACAATAGGTACATACAAGTCTTTTACGGTAATTTTGAACTCGATACTATCACGGAATATCAATCTGGGAGTGAAGTGTTCCAAGATAGCAGTAACTCTTTTGATGATTATTCTTCTGTAAGTAATTGGACTTCAGTGACAGGTTCATGGGTGCAAGATGAGGTAGGCGACCCGCTACTTAAAGCTGGTACTGTTGGCAATACAGGGTCATATAGAGCAGGATTGTGGGCAAGGCAGAACAGCATCGTGCCGTGGGAAGATGGCTATATGATGCTGTTCACCCAACCACTTTGGGAAGCTGTCGCAGCGAGTTGGCCGAATCCATATCGTGCATTCAAGAGTTTCGGAACATCGTTAATTGAGGAGTTTCAACCTAGCGAATTAGCCTACACTATCGGAAATAGGGAGCATCTATTCCCAGGTGACTGGGTAGACCAGATATGGAAAGAGGGAACAAGGGTTTATATAAATGGCGTGAGTACCCCTGGAGGTACACAGGCTAACTACGGCATGGACTTGCTATACACAGATGATTTTGAAACATACACCAGAAACCCATATAGTCCATTTCTGCTAGACCACAATACTTTTAGCCATTACGTAGTGCCATACAATGGTGTTTACTATGCTTTTTCTGCCGTTGGCGGGCTTTTGGAGTGCGACCATACTTCGTTAGCTCCTGAGAACTGGACTACGGCTGGATTCACAGCA